TTCGGCGTGGAGCTGGCCGAGGACGACGTCGACCTGATCACCCGTCAGGACCTGCTGGGGCACAGTGACCCCAAGAGCACCGCGATCTACACGGCCATGAGCATGCGCCGTCGCACCCGGGTGATGGACAAGAGCGGGCCGCTGGCCAAGATGAAGTCTCCCGTCAGTGAACTGCTGAAGCGCCTTTGAGGCGAGGCCCAGTCATGCACGCATCCACGCCCGTTCCAGCCACACAACTCACGGTGTGGCGCCTGCGGCCGCTGCTTAGGAACAAGGAAACATCGATGGCGCGAGACGATTCCGGACGGGCCTGCAACTCTGTTACAACCCGGGCTAACTCGTTTGAGCAACACAAACAGGGCGGGGCTACCCCACTGCGCATGCCGTTGGAAAGCGCAGTGATGCGGCCTGGCTCACCTGGGGAGGCATCAGCCCATGGCCACTGAAGTGCGCAGTGAGATGGCTGCAGCCCTCACCCTGGACCTGTGGCCTGAGCACCCGCGGCCCCCTGCACCCCCACCATCACCCCCCCGGGTGGGGGGTCGGCGCCGTCGATCGGCCGCCCCCGGGGGGGGAGGTGGGTACCTGAACGGATGCACTCCGTCAGGAGTTCGCCAGGACCTTCGCCTGCGCGAACTCGCCGAAATCGGCCTGTCGGCCACGTGGCTGTCGGTGGCGCAACTGCTGGGCTACGACCAGTTCGTGGCCATGTGGCGGCTGCTGTCGGCGGATCCGGCGCTGCGCAATGACGACGGGCAGATCGAGCTGCGCCTGCGGCCCTTCCGCGCATTCGAGCGGTACCAGCGCAACCGCTACATCGCTACGCTGGTGCAGTCGGGCATCCGGCCCAGCGAGATTCACCAGATGGTCAAGGCCGACCTGGGCGAATCGCTGAGCCACCGGCACATCAAGCGGCTGGCGGCGGCGGGACGGACGAGACGTGAGGGGTGAGCGGAATTACGCGGGCGTCAGTCTTGAATGGCGGTGAGCCGGCCATTCTCAAAGTACAGGTACTGGCCAGGTCCGTACACCCACTGTTCGCGCGTCCCGCCGGCCGTGATGGTGCGGTTTCGGCTTTGTGGAGCGCCCCAGTTTGTGCGGTTGACGACGTCGTCGGCCGTCATTCCGATACGCACACCTGGCCGGGACTGAAACTCATCTCGCGCCACCTTGGCGGCCTGCGCACGCTTGGCTGCTGCCGCTCTGGCCCGGGCATTGGCCACGTCATTGCGGCGCTGCGCGTCGGCGTTCTCTTGCGCTTGCAAGGCCCCGATGGATTCGTTCACCAGCTTGGCGTTCTCGCACTGTTCCGCAGTGAACTGAGGTGGTGGCACGAACACCGGAGATTGCCGTTGATCAAGATGCCAATACCGGTACTCAAACAAGCAAGGCGTGTCGTTGATCGTCTCCTGGGCCGTCTTCGCGGACAGGAATTCAGGCAGCAAGAAGATAGCCAACACGACGGCAAGTGAACGTTTCAATTTCGACCCCTTCTACGCCAGATCATGCCGCTTGCCACTGCGCTTTTCAATCACCTACACTGCGGGTGTCCCTGCTCATCAGGGATCGGGATTGGCGTCCCGTTGCACTCGCGGCGCATAGCCGCACCGACAGGATTGCGGCTTTTTCGCGCCCGGCCCATTTCAATGGCAGCCCGGGTGGGGAGCCGCAAGGCTCGCCGGTTCCGTTCGCGGGTGCCCGGTACGCCAACCCATCTTGGGCTGCCGCCCCGATTGGCGTCGTGGGTGGCAGTTGTTCAACTGCACCTGCGAGGCCAACATGGCAACCAATCCCCCACCCCCGATACACCCCGACCTGGATACCACCGAGGATCAGGTGGTGATGGAAACCGATTTCGAGCAACTGATGCTCGACGTGATCGGCAGCATGCGGGCCACCACGCTTCTCATGAGCGTGGCGCGGGTCGACTACGACCTGCAGGGCTTCAGCGTGCTGCTGGAGGGCCTGCACGGCCGGCTGCAGTGCGCGAACGACGGCCTGGTGCAGACGGCGATGAAACTGGGCTTTCCGGTGCTGGCCGCCCTGGGCACCGACGCGGCGAACAGCTGACCCACCAACGGCCGGGCCGCCCGGCATGGATGACCAGCGGCCCGGCCGTCATTGGAGACGGCGCCGCGCCGGCGCTATGGTGGTGCGCATGAAGCGGGCGGTGATCTACGCACGCGTGAGCAGCGACAACCAGGCGGAGGAAGGGCAGTCGGTGGACAGCCAGATCGAATCCTGCAGGCGCAAGGTGCTCGAACTGGATGCGGCGGTGCTGGGCGTCTACAGGGACGACGGGATCTCCGGCACCACCGATGCGCGGCCCGGCTTTCGGGCTGCGATCGAGCATTGCCGGGTTGCCGAGCCCGACTACCTGGTGGTGTGGAGCTCGAGCCGGTTTGCCCGCAACCAGCGCGATGCCATCGTCCACAAGGAGTCGCTGCGCGGGGTGGGCACGCGCCTGGTGTACGCCAGCCAGGGCATCGATCTGTGGACCGACGAGGGCTGGCTTACCGACAGCGTGCAGCAGATCTTCGACGAGGCCTATTCTCGGCAAGTGTCGAAGGACACAAGGCGGTCGATGATCTCGGCGGCCTCAGAGGGCTATTTCATGGGCGGGCGGGTACCGTTCGGCTACCAGACCGTGCCCGCGGCCGATGGCCGGCACAAGCGGCTGCAGCCGCATCCCGAAGAGTCTCCGGTGGTGCAATCAATGTTCGCGGCCAGCGCGCGCCAGGTGGGCGCCTACGCGATCGCGACGAATCTGAACGGGCAGGGGCTGACCCTGCGCGGCAAGCCCTGGACCAAGGGCGCGATCCTTCACATCCTGAAGAGCGAGGTGTACATGGGCGAGGTGATCTTCAACCGGTTCGACCGCAAGCGCGAGCGCCGGCGGCCGAAGGGCGAGTGGGTGCGAGTGAAGGGCCACGACGAGCTGGTGACGCCTGAGCAGTTTGACCAGGTGCAGCGCGGCCTGGCCGAGCGCATGCCCACCGAGGGCCGCGCTCCTGCCAACAGCGAGCACGCCTTTGCCGGGCTGATGCGCTGCGCGCTGTGCGGATCGTCGCTGGTGATCGCCACCGGCACCGGGCGCGCCGGCAAGGTCTACAGCTACTACGCCTGCCGGGGCGACCTGCAGGGCAAGAAGTGCACGTTCAAGCGCCTGCCGGCCGAGGCCTTCGACCGCTGGATGATGGACGAGCTGATGCGGCACGTGTTCACGCCCGAGAACCTGCGAGGCGTGATCGCCCAGCTGGACACCGCGGCCGCCGACTGGGTGAAGGATCGCGCCAGGCGCAGATCGGCGCTGGTGCTGGAGCTGCGCGGCGTGGAGGGGCGGCGTGCCAAGCTGTACGACGCGCTGGAGACGCATGGCAAGGACACACCCGGAATCAGCGAGATGGGCCCACGCCTGCGCGAGCTGAACGACCAGGTGCGGCGGCTCGAGCTGGCCCTGGTGCAGATCGAGGATGAGCCCGAGCCGATCGTGGGCCAGATCAGCGTGTCAGCCGATGAAGCCGTGGCGGTGATGCGGAAGATGGTGGCCGACTGCGAGAGCCCGAAGGCGCTTCGGGCCTTCGTCGCTTCGATCGTAAAGGAGATCGTGGTCGACCTGGCAGAGCTCCGGGTGGATTACCACCCTGAGTGCCTCATACGCGAGCAAGGTGCCATGGTTCATAGCACCAAGAATTGGCTCCCCGTGGTGGGCTTGCTGCGAACCGGCCGAGTGCTTCTCGCACACCCGTTCAAAGGACGATCAATGAGGCGATTGGCCGCGTGACTGCGGCCCCGGGTGCAAATGTCCTGAAGAGGCGTGCCAACTACTGACCGTGTGGGCGTTTGCCCGCGATCAGGGAGTTGGCATGGGCAAGACCTGGGTGCAAAACAGCGGATCGTCAGTGAAGCCCATTGGCGGGAAGTTGGTCCTTCCTGGAGATGGCGCTTTTGTCGATGACAACGCTCAAGCGCCGGCAGTCTTGAACGTGTCGGCCATCAGAGACGCTGGGAGTGACCCCGAGTTGATCGTTGCCGGTGATCGGTTCGGGCTTATCCCGGCCGCTCTGGCAGGTTCAGTCAAATCCCTGGTGTCAGGGGATGGCATTGCATCGTTGCAGCCCTGGGGGGCAGCGCCAGCCGCGCCACTGGTCGGGGCTGGACTGCAGCGGCATTCAGTGGTCCGTGCGTTCGCTGAAACCAGCGGGCTGACGGCATCGGCGCAGGACGCCAACATCACAGTGACGATGACCGCTGAGACCTCAACTCAGCTGGGTACGACTGCGCTCAAACTCGCCATCGTCAACGCAGCAGGAGCGGCCCGCTATGTCGATGTGACATCCGCAACCGATGCCATCAACTTCCCTGCCTGGAAGTCAGTCAAGCGCCGCTTTGCGATTCGGGCAGCTTTCAGCGATCCGTCGAAGATTGGGCAGTTTGAACTGTACGCGGGCACATCTGGGCTGGCTCGGTTTTTCCGTGGGCGCAAGTTCCCGCACAGTTTGGACAAATGCAACGAGGGGCGCACCTACGGCTTCCACGATGGCACTTCTGCCGTCAGCGACACCCTGACCGAAACCGACGATGTGACGCAATACCGCATCCGGGTGTACGTCAACGCCGGGCAGACGGTGGATGCCTACATCGACGGGTTGTATCTGCCTGACCGGGTGCCTCCGTTCCTGGTCTGGTCGATTGATGACGACGACGATTCCATGCAGACCTATGCCGACATCCTGAAGGCGCGGGGCATGCGTGGCACGTTTGGCATCAATTCGCTGTCACTTGGCGGCGCCGGGAAGATGACCTTGGCGCAGATCGATGCGCTGGCCGCAGCGGGGCATGAGGTCGCCTCGCACAACGTCAACAACACCACCATCACATCTGCCGGACTGGCAACCTATCTGGACGAATACCGCGACACGAAGTGGCTGCTCGCTGGTCGCGGTTCGCTGAACGGGAGCCACTACCACCCGTGGGTGCAGGGCGACTGCACCGCTGCGGGCGCGGCGGCATTGCGTGCGGAAGGTGTGCGCCTGCTGCGCGGGGTCAGCGATGCAAACGCAGAGCCGCTGTTCAGGCACCAAAACACCAATGAAGTGCCGGTGCGCAGTTTCGGATCGGGGATCGAACTGGCCGCAATGCTGACGCACCTGCAAGATGCCATCGACTATTGCGAGGACATGGTGACGATGGCGCACAAGGTGGAAGGCACGACTTACGCCGATACCGTGACTTGGCCGGTGGCCGAGTTCACCACGTTTGCCGATGCTGTGGCTGCTGCGGTTTCTTCTGGGCAACTTGGCGGTGCCGGCACGGTCGGCGATTGGCTGCGCTATCGCGGCTTGTTCTGATCCCATCCCCTGCCGGTGCACATAGTTTCGGGAAGGTCCGTACCGGAGCCCACGGGCACCGACCAGGCTAAGTGGCTGAACCGCCAACCCGCCCACCCAGCAACAACTGCCAGAAAGGCAACCATGAACACCACCAAGACCACGATGCGCGCCAAGCTCCAAGTCGGTTTCGTGCATAAGCACTTCAGCGACGCCGAGCGCACCAAGGTGTCGTCGGAGCAACTGACCATGCACGCTGTCTGCGCCCCGCGGTACGAAGGCGAGGGCCTGGACGAGGACAACACCTACGCGCGCTACTCTCCCCGTGCGCAGCTGACCATCAACATCGCCAATCCGGCGCTGTTCGACAAGTTCAAGGCGGGCGATCGCTTCTACGTGGACTTCACGCCGGCCGGCTGATTCGCGCATCCCGCCTGGGCACACGATGATCGACGCCGCCCTCGCCCTGCTACCTGCCCAGATGGACAGCGCCGAGGCGCGCGTGATGCTGCACGCAATCGGCTGGCAGGAAAGCCGCTTCACACATCGCTTCCAGGTGGTTGACGGTGCGCCTGGCGCCAAGGGCCCGGCGCGAGGGTTCTGGCAGTTCGAGCGCGGCGGTGGCTGTGCTGGCGTGCTGAAGCACCAGGCCAGCCGCTACTGGATGCACCACCTGTGCAAGCTGCGCAACTGCGAGCCGACACCGGACGCGCTCTGGCGCCAGATCGAAACCGACGATGTGCTGGCCGCAGGTGCTGCGCGGCTGCTGCTGTTCACAGACCCGAAGCGCCTTCCCGAGCTGGGCGACGAGGCCGGCGCGTGGTACTTGTACGTGCGGGTGTGGCGCCCCGGCAAGCCCCACATGGAGACATGGGCGCAGGCCTATCGCAGCGCACTCGAATCCATCGCATTGGCGGCATGAGCATGCCCGCCAATGCGAGCCACGCAGCACCCCTGCAAACGTCACTGATGTGCGGCCCATGATGCCAACATCATGCAAGCCATTGCCAAGTCCTTGTCTCCTCGGCGTGCCGAGTTCGTGGCGCGCTGCGGCAACGTAGCGCGCCACATCTTCTTGGCCGAAGGGGACAAGCCGGCACCTGGTCGGGTGAGGTTTCTCTCGCTGCCGATCTCGCTGGCCGATGGGGCCAAGACTTCATGGGTGACGGTGACCCGGACGGGCACTTTCACCGACCCCCGCTACGGGCAGTTCGACATCACGCCGGCCATGCTGGCGCAGATGGTGAGCAACTTCGACGGGCGCGTTCTGGGACAGGACGTGTTCTTCGACGTGGCGCACAAGCCCACCGACGGGGCAGCCTGCCGGGTGCTCAAGTTGGCCGTGGCCAACGGCCGGCTGCGCGCCCTGGTGGAGTGGACGGACTTCGGGATCGATGCCGTCAAGTCGCGCGGGTTCTCGTACCTATCTGCGGAGTACCACGAGGACTGGCGAGACAACGAGAAAGGCGATGCCCACGGCTGCGTGCTGCTGGGCGCCGGGCTGACCACCCGGCCTGTGATCAAGCACCTGGACCCGGTGACCCTGAGCCACGACGGCGCAGGCGATGCCGACGACGACCTGGCCAAGCTGGCCATCCATCCCTCATTGCTCAAGACCCTGACGGAGTCCGACACCATGAACAAGCACCTCAAAGCCCTGCGCGACAAACTGCTCTCGCTGGGCCTGACCGAAACCCAGATCCAACCCATCCTCGACGCCGCGCTCAAGCAGCTCGAGGCGGCCGCCGCCGACGAGGCCAAGTGCCTGGCGCTGGTCGAGACCTTTGCCTCTGCGGGCCAGTCTCTGCATGCTCAGCTGAAGACGCTGGCGGCCGCCGGTGGTGGCGCCACCATGACGCCGGTGATCACCCTGCAGGTGGGCAGTGATGTCGACCCTGCCGCGGTGCGCAAGGCCGTTGCCGATGCCATGGCGGCCCAGACCCGCAACTTGGCTGAAGAGGCCGCCACGCTGGGCGCCAAAGTGAAGCTGCTGTCCGACACCGTGGGCGCGAACACCGCGATCGCCGACGAGGCCAAGACCGTGATCCTGGCCGAGCTGCAGCCGCTGGTGACCAAGGACCTGTCGGACGACCAGATCAAGCGCCTTGCCGAGTTCGCGCTGTCGAACTACGCCAAGATCAGCGCCGCGCAGCAGCTGGCCACGCTGGGCTATCGCCCGGCCTCGGGCAGCGTGCACATCACCGTGGAGTCGGGCAACCAGGTGAAGGCCCTGCAGCAGCAGGTGGACCGCCGCCTGGGCTTCGACGGCATGGCCGATGCCCAGCGCTTCGAGCGCACCGGCGGGCAGCTGCTGGTGATGAACAAGGCGTTCGCCGAGAAGGCGCTGGCCCAGTTCGATGCACTGCACGGCGCGCAGCTGTCGGCCGAGCACAAGCTGCTGGCCGCCGGCAGCGGCACCAGCAGCGACATCGCGGTGCCGGCCATCTTCGAACGCACGGTGCTGCGCGAGTCTCTGTACCAGCTGACCGGCCTGGGCTTCGTCAACGTGGGCACGGTGGACTTTGCACCCGTGGTGCAGATCCCCTACAGCTACCGCGACACCACCGGCGCCGGCACGAGCGCGGTGCGCACCTATGAAGGCCAGCCGATCCAGCGTGCCGGCGTGATCCAGACCTACGAGGAAGCCCGCCCGATCCCGCAGAAGCTGGCGTTCAAGCTCAACAACGAGATGCGCTATCTGCTGGCCGGCGCGCCGATCGACTTCGACCCGCTGGCCGAGAACACGCGCAACGTGATCCGCATCGTGGGCGAGGACACCGACGCGATCATCCAGAACGAGGTGCTGCGCTCGAGCGACGAGGCGCTGTCGGCCACCATCACCGACACGCTGACCGCCCAGGTGAACGGCACGAACAAGATTTTCGTGCTGACGCAGTTCCCGGTGGTGCGCCCGCGCAAGGTGTACGACCTGAAGGGCGTGCAGCAGGGCGCCACTTCCGCGGCCATCACCGTGACGCTCAACGCGGTGGCCCGCATCGAGTACGTGACCGGCGTCACCCTGGCGGCCGGCCTGTACTGGGTGATGGACTACAACATGGGCGAGATCCGCTTCGTCAACGAGGCGGGCGTGCTGCAGACGCCCACCTCGGCCTGGGTGCTGACGGTGGGCTACACCTACACGCAGAACGTGTCGAAGGTGAACCTGGACGTCGGCGCATCGCCCGACACCATCGCCGCGGTGTACGACCGGGTGCTGAACTACATCGGCGCGCGCAAGGTGGTGATCGAGAACGACCGCTACTACACCTCGAACCTGCTGCTGATGAGCGGCGCGGTGGACAACGCGCTGGGCCAGGCCACCAGCTTCACGGCCAACGGCTCGCGCCCCGGCTCGGGCCTGAACGCCGACGGCAGCGTGGGCATGGTCAAGGGCATCCCGGCCTTCAACACCCGCGCGCCGGGCCTGAACACCGGCGACGTGCGCGTGGTGGTGGGCGAGCGGGGCAACACGCGGTTCCGCATGATGCGGCCGTTCTCGATGAACAACCTGGAAGAGGCCCGCGACAGCAACGGCCTGTTCACCGGCGCCAAGGAAAACTACGGCGAGCAGTTCATCGTGTGCCACACGCCCACCCAGCGCAAGAACGCGAACACGAGCCTGGTGCTGTACAGCGCCACAGCGCGCGTGGCCCGCGCGGCCTGACCCCGGGATTCTTGAAGCCCGCGAAGCTGCCCCCTGCCGGCCATTAGCGCCGGCAGGGTTGCACGCACACCCAGGAGTGACCCAGATGGCCAAGCGCTATGTGCACAACGACACCGACCAGGTGCGTTTCATCGGTGGAACGATGCTGCCGCCCGGAGAGGGCCGCGAGGTCGACGAGCAGTTTCTGCCGCCCGGCGACGAGACGACTGCAGCCGATGCCGTCAGTGATGACGCCGCCGGCGGCGATGACATCGTGCGGGATGGCATTGACTATGCCGCGCTGGTGTTGCTGCCGCTGAGCAAGCTGATGCCGCAGTTGAAGGGCCTGGGCGACGAGGATCTGAAAGATCTTGCTGCGCACGAGAACGCGCGAGAGACGCCTCGCGTGACGCTGCTCAACGCCATCGGCGAGCAGCAGCTGCAGCGCGCGCAGGCGCGCACCGACGTGCCCGACTCGGCCGACTGAGCACCCCCACCCCGGCAGCCCCCAGGAGACGACCGTGGCCGGCACCATGAGCCAGGACGACCTGATCGCAGATCTGCAGCGCTCGCTGCACGATGCGGCCAGCGTGTTCAATGCCGCGGCCGATGCCGACTGGAAGCGCCTGCTGGCGATCGCTCTTACGGCCATGCAGGGCAAGCGCCCGCGCACGCTGCTGGGTCAGGTGACGTTGAGTGCCGACGAGCCGCTGTACGCCGTGCCCGGCAGCGACTTTGCGGCCTACAAGACCCACGTCTGGGGTGGCCGGCCGCCCAAACCCTGGACCGAGGCCTACCCTGGCGCGCTGCCGCGCGTGGCGGCGGTGCAGAACGGCAGCGCGTGGCAGCTGGTGTTCGATCCGGCACCCACCTGGGCCCACATCAACGCCTACGGTTCGGACTTCAAGTTCTGGTACTTTGGCAAGCACACCGTGGGCGCGACGGCGGGCGACTCGACGCTGGCCGATGCCGACCGCCCACTGCTGCTGCTGCGCGCACAGGCCGAGGCCATGCGCGAACTGACGATGCGCAACATCAACAAGCCGACCCAGCTGCGGGACGGCCTGAGCGGCACGCCGCGCAACAGCACGCCCGCCGCGCTGTACCGCGAGCTGCTGGCCGAGTGGGAGGACGCGCGGTGATCCTGGAGCACAACGCCGACCGGGCCGCGCTGCGCCTGCGCGGCATGGGTGCGTCCATCCAGGCCCAGCTGGTGCGCGACATGGCCCCACTGGCCCAACGCCTGGCGGCCCGCATGCGCCAGGAGGCCCCGAAGTTCCGCAGCACGCTGGCCAACAGCGTGACGGTGCACCAGGAAGAACCGCTGGTGGTGCTGGTGTCGCCCAAGGTCGACTACGCCGCCCTGGTGAACCGCGGCCGCAAGCCTGGCAAGGGCCTGCCGCGCTTCTTCGACCCGGCCTCGGCCAGCATCGTGGCGTGGCTGCAGGGCAACCTGGGTGCCACCGGCAGCGCTGGTCCGCTGAACCCGCGCTGGCGCAGTGCCAAGCTGGGCAGCCAGCGCCGCACCCAGGCCGAGCTCGAGCTGCGCGACCGGTACATGGCGCTGTCGCGCCACGTGAAGCTGCACGGCATCAAGGCCAACCCCTACGTGGACCGCACCCTGGCCGCCTTTGTGCCCGGCGCGGCCAACACGTTGGCCGATGCAGTGCGCCGCGCCATCCGATCGGGCGGTGGTGCCGCATGAGCAACCGCGAAGCCGCCATGGCCGCTGCCCAGGCTTCGCTGCAGGCACTGCTGCCGGCTCGGCACGTGGTGCGTGGCCTGCAAGACCCGGCCCAGCTGGGCGACGCGCTGCTGATGCAGGGCGTGATCGCGCTGGTGGCCGAGGGCACCAATGGATGGGCCGATTTCTCGGGCCGAGAGGGCGAGTACGGCACGCTGAAGTTCGCCGCGGTGTGCTACCTGCGCGTGGCCGACGACGCCAGCACCGAGCAGCTCGAGCAGGCCGAGGCCGCGATCGAAGAAGACCTGTTGACCTGGTGCCGGGCGATCAAGGCGGCACCGCTGGATGCCGTGTACCCGAAGGACGTGGCCTACAGCCGCGGCCTGGAGGCGCCGGTGGGGTGGATCGTGATGGCCCTGGAGGCGCTCTATGTTTGAAGGCAGCACGGCATCGTCGGGTGCGTCGAGCAGCCTGCAGCGCGTGGTCGACGAGACCAGCCTGTGGCTGATCTTCGCGGTGATCGGTGGCAGCGGCGCCAGCATGCTGGCGCTGGGCATGCTGCTGCGCAGCAACCAGACGCTGACCAGCCGCGTGGTGCTGGGCACGCTGCTGCACAGCGCGGCCTGGGGCGCGGCGATGTTCATGCTGAGCTACAGCAAGGCCAGCGACGACCTGCCGTTCTTGCTGGGGCTGAGCATCTTCAGCGGCATGGGCGTGGCCAGCACCATCGACCTGGTGCTGCTGATGATCAAGCAGCGCCTGGGCATCAGCGTGACGATCAACCCACCCAGCCAGGCGCCCAACCTGCCACCAACACCGAACCGGGAGCCGTGATGGCCACGACCAAGACCAAGACCGTTACCGCCGACGCCGCACAACCCGCGCCGGTCAGCCCGCAGCACGCCATGCCCACCAAGGGCGGCTGCTGGGTGCGCAATGCCGACGGCACGCTGAGCCCCGACCCGGCAGAGGCCGCCGCGGCACCCGACAACACCCGGCCGGCAGAAACGCCGGCCCAGCAGGAGTAGACGGCCATGAAAGACGCACTGAAGGTGCTGCTGTGGAAGCCCGAGGCGACGTACGGCGTCGACCCGGTGCCCACCAACGTGGCCAACGTGATCGTGGCCCAGAACGTCGACATCAACCCGCTGGAGATGGAGACCGACGACTACACGCCGGTGTCGAACTCGTTCGGCTCGAACGAGATGATCGTGGGCGCGGTGTGGTCGACGATCAGCTTCGACGTGCTGCTGTGCGGCGGTGGTGCCGCCGGCACGGCGCCCAACCACGGGCCCATGCTGCGCGCGGCGGGCTGGGCGCAGACGGTGGCCGCCGGTGTGAGCGTGACCTACAGCCTGATCAGCACCGGCGAAGAGTCGGGCGCCATGTACTACTACATGGACGGCGTGCTGCAGAAGATGGTGGGCATCCGCGGCTCTATCAGCGAGAACTGGACTGCCCGCAAGGCCCCGCGCCTGACCTTCAAGGGGATCGGTCTGAACATCCCGATGGTGGATGCCACGCTGCCCGTGCCCACGCTGCCCACCATTCCGCGCCCGGTGGCCATGAACAAGGCCAACACGGTGCTGACGATCGGCGGCTATGCGGCGCGGTTGAGTAGCTTCACCATCGACCAGAACAACGACGTGCAGTACCGCAACCTGACCGGCCGCGAGGACGTGAGCATCGTGGGCCGGCGCATGAGCGGCAAGGTGGTGGTGGAGCTGCCGCTGGTGGCCGAGCAGGACTTTCTGGGCGCGGCGGGCATCTGCACGCTGGCCACGCCCGCGGCCATGAGCATCGTGCACGGCACGGCAGCCGGCAACATCATCACCCGCACGCTGCCGCGCGTGCAGCTGATGAAGCCCAAGGCCAAGTCGGAGGCCGGGATCCTGATGCTGGAGTGCGACCTGCACCTGGCGCGCAACGTCGGCAACGACGAGATGACCAGCGTGTACACCTGAGGCGACCATGAGCCAGACGATCAACAGCGAGACCAAGACCAGCCCGTTCGTGATGCGCATGCCGGCCGCCTTCTGGTGGACCGTGCGTGTGCCCCTGCCGGCCGAGAACGACTACCAGGTGGCCACGCTGGACCTGCAGTTCAAGCCGCTGCCGCAGGCGCGCATCGACCAGTTCCGCGGCATCGGGCTGGCCGAGGGCCAGACGCTGCCCAGCGAGCGCGAGATCTGCCACGAGGTGGTGTGCGGCTGGCGCAACCTGCCCGACGAGGCCGGCGTGGTGCAGCCCTTCGGCAGCGAGAGGCTCGACCAGCTGCTCGACGTGCCGGTGGTGCGCCCGAGCATCGTGGCCACCTACCTGGCGGTGATGTCGGGGATGGGCGCGCGAAAAAACGCGTAGCGGTCGCCCGCCGCTGGGTGGCGGAGAGGCGGAGCGGCCGGGGCAACGATGAACGACAACCCGACCTCGAGCGCATGGGCCTGGACCCCAGCCTGGCGCAGGCCTGGCTGGCCGACCAGGACCAGGCCGGCGACCCCGACGACGGCGCCGATTGCGACGAACAGCCCGGCGGCACGCTGGCGGTGTGGCCCGAGAACTGGCCCGCGCTGCGGGTGTGGCAGCTGCTGCAGACGCAATGGCACCTCACCCCTTCAGGCCACATGCAGGGGCTGCGCTACGACGCGGCCGACGTGGTGATTGTCCGCACCCTGCGCGGCGCCAGCATCACCGAACAGGACCAGGTGTTTGCGCACCTGGTGGAAATGGAACACGCCGCAGTGGAGGCCCTTGATGAGTAGCCAGATCGAGGAGGTAGGCATCCGCCTGCGCGCGGACGGGGTGGTGGAGACCACCAGCGGCATGAACCTGTCTGCCGCGGCGGTGGACAAGCTGGCCCGGGCCGCCAACGACGCGAAGAAGCCGCTGGCCGATCTGGGCATCAGCGCGGGGCAGACCCGGGCGGCCATGCGCCAGTTGCCTGCCCAGATCACCGACATCGTGACCAGCCTGGCCAGCGGGCAAAGCGCCTTCACGGTGGCCATTCAGCAGGGCGGTCAGATCAAGGACAGCTTTGGCGGCATCGTGCCCGCCGGGCAGGCACTGCTGGGTTTGATGAACCCGCTGGCGGTGGCCGTGGGTGGGCTTGCCGCCGGCGCCGGCGCGCTGGGGCTGGCCTACGCGCAGGGCGCCCGCGAGCAGGATGCATTTGCGCGGTCGATGGTGATGACCGGCAATGCGGCTGGCACCACCATGAACCAGATGGTGGCCATGGCGCGGGGCATGGCCCAGGTGCGCGGCACGCAGGCCGAGGCCAGCGATGCGCTGGCGCAACTGGCGGGCACCGCCCAGGTGGCGGGGCGCGACCTGCAGAAGTTCGGCGAGCTGGCCATCCAGATGGAGCGGATGACCGGTCAGTCTGTCGACAAGACGGTGAAGACCTTCGCCGAGCTGGGCCGCGCGCCGCTGCAGGCATCGATCAAGCTCAACGAGGGCACAAACTTCCTGACGAAGAGCCTGTACGAGCAGATCCGCGCCCTGGAAAAGCAGGGCCGCACGGCGGACGCCGCCAGCGTGGCCCAGAACGCACTTGCTGACGTGATGAAGACGCGTCTGGACGAGTTGGAAGGCCGTCTCGGCTATATCGAAAGTGCGTGGAAACGCGTCAAGGACGAGGCCGGTCTGGCCTGGGATCGGATGCTGGGTATCGGCCGGCAGGAGACGCTTGATGATCAGATCAAGCAGGCCCAGCAGCGGGTTACCGCCGCCCGGCGTCGGGCTGATGAGCCGTCGACCCTGAATGGCGCCACAGGCCGACGCACGCTGTCGGGCAACGCGCAAATCATGCAGGAGGAACTGACCCTGTCGATGCTGCTGCGGCAGAAGTTCGACGAGGAGGCGGCTGCTGCCAACAAGGCTGCGGCGGCCGAGAAGGTCAAGCACGAGATCGCCGCGCGCGAGAAGGACAAAGGCCCATCGGCAGCCGACAAGACGCTGGCCGAGCGCATTGCGCTGATGGGGCGGGTGTACGGCGGCCTGCCATACATCGATCCCAAGTACGCCACGCCTGACCAGACGCTCGCTCTGCAGGATGAACGGCGTCATGCCCTGGATAGGCGGTTCCGGTTGAGCGAGATCGGAAGCACCGATGCGACCAACACCGCCATGCGCACCGCAGCCGCACAGGCCGAGGATGCGATCACGAAGGCGCGCGAGTCGTCAGCCACCGCGGCCGAGCGCAGTGCCCAGGCGCTGGAGCGCGAGGCGGCAACCCTGGCCGACCACACCGCCGAGATCGGCCTGAACGAGGGCGCCCTGCTGGCCCGCCGGCAGGCGCAGCTGGATGCGCAGATCGGCGAGGCCGCCACGCTGCTGAGCGTGATCGAGGGCGCTGCCGGCTACGAGCGCCAGACCGAGGCACTGCAGCGGCAGATTGCTGCGCTGGAGCGCATGAAGGGGCTGCAGGGCGATGCCGCGTTCAAGACCAGCAACGAGGCCTGGCGCAAGGACAACGAGCAGCGCGCGGTGGCCGAGGCCGCCGAGAACCGGCGTCGCACCGAGGGCCTGGCCAACAGCATCGAAGAGGGTCTGATGAACGGCTTCCGCAATGGGGGCAGCCTGGCCGACATCTTCCTCAACGAGCTGAAGGCCCAGTTTGCCCGCACCGTGCTGCGGCCGATGATCGAGCCCATTGCCGCAGGCCTGGGCGGCGGCAGCGGGATGGGTGGCCTGTTCTCTGCGGCGATGAGCCTGTTCTCGGGCGGTGGTGTGCCGATCGGCGCGGAGTTTCAGACCGGTCTGCCGATGGCCGGCTTCGCCCGCGTTGGCGAGGGCTGGCACGGTGGCGGTGTGGGCGGTACCGACCGTCCAGCTTTTACCCGCAGCCTGCCGGCCGCCACCTGGGCCGGTGCGCCACGCTTTCACACCGGCATCGGGCCCGACGAGGTGCCGGCCGTGCTGCAGCGCACGGAGGGCGTTTTCACCCAGGGGCAGATGAAGGCCATGGCGCCGGTGTCGGACCTGGCCAAGGTGGGCGGCAACCGCATCACCTTCGCGCCGAACATCAGCATCGACAGCCGCACCGACCGCGCCGAGGTGGGCGCCCTGGTGCAAAGCGCCATGCGCCAGTCTCAGGCCGAGTTGCTGGAGATGATGGACCGGCGCATGGCCTGAGGGCCCCGGCGCGGCCCCACCCATAGGCCGCCACGCCCCCCTGCCTCTGTCAGGCGATTGCGGGCAACCTGCGGGGCACCATGGCGCTGATCCTCGAATGGCCCGACGTTTTGCGACCCCGCTCGGTGGAGTGGGGGCTGATCCATTCGCAGGCCGCCGCACGCAGCACCTTCGACTCCAGCGCGCAGGCGGTGACGTTGGGCGCCGCGCGCTGGACCTGCACCATCACCACCGGCGTGCTGCGCCATGACGAGGTGCCCGAGTGGGAGGCGCTGATCGACCAGCTCGACGGCATGATCAACCGCATCCGCTTGTGGGACTGGCGCCGCGAGCTGCCGATCGGCCCCGCCACCGGCGCGCCGGTGGTGCGGGTCAGCGCCCTGGGCGTGAGCCTGCAGACCGAGGGCTGGACGCCCAACGTGACCGGCATCATCCGCGCGGGCAGCTACCTGAGCGTGAACAGCGAACTCAAGCGCCTGAGCGCCACCGCCGACAGCGACGCGCTGGGCCGCGCCACGCTGGTGCTGCGCCCGCCGCTGCGGTTTGCGCCACCGGTGGGCACCGTGCTGTACGTGATCAAGCCCAAGGCCAAGTTCCTGCTGACCACCACGCGGCCGAGCATGCCGCAAGAGGGCGCGCGCAGCACCGGCTGGACGCTGACCTTCGAGGAAGACCTGACGCCATGACGGTGGACACCCAGCTGGCCAGCGCGCACGCGGGCTTTCTGTACCTGGTGAAACTGGAGTTCGCCAGCGGCACCAGCTACGTGACCACCTGGGGCCACGCGATTGAATGGGCCGGGCACACCTGGCTGGGGCTGACGTCGGTGGTGTCGGTGTCGACGATCAGCGACAGCGAGCGCATGCAGTACCCGGCCCTCGATCTGGGGCTGAGCATCGCCAACTCGGCACACCTGGCGCTGGCGCTGGGCAGCGTGGCCGAGTACCGGCGCCGGCCGATCACGCTGTACATGGGCGTGCTCGACGACGAGCTGCGCCCGGTGGACGACCCCGAGATTGCGTGGGCCGGGCTGATGGACCAGGTGCGCGTGAATACCGGCAACGGCGAATCGGACACCGGCGCGGTGGTGCTGCGCTGCGAGCGGCCCGGGCGCGACAGCCGGGCCGCGCAGGGCCTGCGGTTGAACAACGCCCAGCACCAGGCGCGCTACCCGGGCGACACGGGGCTGAGCCGCATCGAGCAGCTGACCGGCCAGCCGCAGCCCTGGCTGAGCAAGCGGTTCCAACGGGTGTGACGATGCAGCCAACCGCCCCGCTTCATGCCCGCGTGGCCGACTGGCCGCAGCGCTTTGGCGACCTGGTGGCCCAACGCCTGACCGTGCCCTTTGTCTGGGGCAGCAACGACTGCGCGGCCTGGGTGGCCGATGCCGTGGCCGCCCAGCACGGGCACGACACGCTGGCCGAGTTGCGCGGCACGCGGCGCAACTGGCGCGAGGCGAAGCGGCAGATCAAGCGCGGTGGTGGCTACGCCGCCGCGATGGCGCGCGCCGGCCTGCCCAGCGTGGCGCCAGCGCTGGCCCAGCGCGGCGACGTGGTGCTGCTGCTGCAGCCCGATGGCCCCCAGGCCCTGCTGGCGGTGTGCAACGGCGTGGCCGCGATGTGCCCCTCGCACCAGGGCCTGGTGGCCGCCCCCATGGCCCATGCCGTGGCGGCGTGGCGGGTATAGGAGCACACGATGCCCGATGCATTGGCCGCCCTGTACGCTGGTGCCCAGGCCGTGGGCGCCTGGCTGGGCAGCACGGCCGTGGCCAGCCTGACCTGGGCGCAGGTGATCACGACCACGTTTGCGGTGTACGGCACCGTGAACGCCCGCGAGGGCGCGCGCCGATCGCGCAACCAGGCGCGTGATGCCTACAACGCCGGGCTGACCGACCGCACCGTTACCTTCACCGACCCCAACGCGCCCTGGCAGATCTGCTACGGCGAGCCGACCGTGGGCGGGCGCGTGGTGGCGATGCTGACCAGCGGCGACCGCGACCAGTACAAGCACCTGGTGGTGGTGTGGGTCGACCACGAGTGCGATGCCATCACCGAGACTTACCTGGCCGGGGTGGCTCTGGGCACGCTGGACAGCAATGGCGACGTGACCAGCGGCAAGTGGCTGAAGACGCTGACGGGCACCACCACCACCACGGTGACGCTGGATGGCGCCGGCTACGTGGATCTTGGGCGCCCTGGCGCTAGCCTGTTGACGCTGAGCTTCGAGCAGTACGTCGGCGACTACATCACAAACGATGTGCTGGTGGCCGGGGACTGGACGGTGGCGGGCAACACCATCACGCTCACGGCCGGCCACGTGGCCGCGTGGGCTGGCCGCACGGTGCAGGCCAACTTCAGCGACAACGCCACGCAGCCCATGGTGCGGGTGCGCCACTACCTGGGCGGCGCCGGGCCGGTGGCTGATGCGCAGCTGATCACCGACTGCCCCGGCGACTGGAGCAGCACCGACGTGCTGACCGGCAAGTGCTACAGCATCTTCCGCTTCAACCTCGACGAGCCCGAGTTCCAGAGCGGGCCGCCGGCGCTGAAGGTGCGCCTGCGCGGCAAGAAGCTGTACGACCACCGCACGCTGGCCACCACCTGGAGCGCCAACCCGGCGCTGTGCGTGGCCGACTTTCTGATGGGCGAGTACGGCAAGCAGCAGCCCAGCAACGCCATCGACTGGGCCACGGTGGATGCCGCGGCCAACGTGTGCGACGAAGCGCTGGCCAGCCACGGCGGTGCCGCGCGCTACCGCTGCGACGGCGCCGTGCTGACCGACGCCGACACCGACCAGACGCTGGACGCGCTGTGCCAGAGCATGGCCGGCTTTGCCACCGATGCCGGCGCCTGGCGCCTGCAGGCCGGGGCCTACACCGCGCCGGTGATGGCGCTGACGGTGGCCGACAACGCGGGCAGCATCGAGCTGCTGGCCGGCGCGGCGGGGCTGGAGGTGTTCAACGGCCTGCGTGGCAAGTACTTCGACCCCGATCGCTTCGACCAGCTGACCGACTACACGCCCTACCAGAACACCGCCTTCGTGAGCGCAGACGGCGGCGTTGCCATGTGGGGCAGCCTGAACATGCCCTTCACCGCGGCCGACTGGCGGGCCACGAACCTAGCGCGCATCCAGGTGGAGCGCTCGCGCGGGCAGCAGCTGGTGTTCCCTGCCAAGCTGCGCGCGGTGCGGCTGAAGGTGGGCCAGCGCGTGACGCTGACGGTGCCGTGGCTGAACCTGGATGCGGCGGTGTTCCGCCTGGTGAAGAAGGAATTCAAGCCCGGTGGTGCGGTGATGCTGTCGATGGAGCAGGACGACGCCAGCTACTACGACGAGGCGGATGCGCCGGCGCCGCTGGCATCGCCCACCGCCGCGGCGCAAGACCCGTGGGTGGTGGCGCCGGTGGCCGGGCTGGCGGCGGTGAGCAGTGATGCGATTGCGCAGCGCGACAGCGACGGCACGGTGCTGAGCCGGGTGCGCGTGTCGTGGACGGCCGTGACCGATACGCTGGTGATCAGCAACGGCGCGGTGCAGGTGGAATACCGGCCGGCCGAGTCGACCGAGTGGGCGCGCGTGCCCGAGATCAATGCGCTGGCCACCCGCTGCGACCTGCAGGGGCCGCAGAACAATCGGCTGTACTTCATCCGGGCGCGGCTGCGCAATGGCCTGGGCGCGGTGAGCGACTGGCGCACCACCTTCGTGGTGACCAACGTACTGGCGCTGGGCGAGGCCGCGCTGGTCAACTTCAACGGCCGCAACGACCGCATTGCCACCGCGGTGCCGGCGCCCACCATCGCCACCGACGGCAGCGCGGTGGACCACACCATCAACGTGAACGCCAGCGCCGACGTGTCGTTCGAGTGGGCGTGGGCGGGGTCGGAGCCCGACATCGACGGCTTTCAGGTGCTGGTGCGGGTGTCGGCCACCGGTGGGGCCTACACGGTGGGCGCCAGCCCGGCGCAGGAGACGGTGCTGGCGATGCCGGCGAACAAGCGCGCCTTCGTCGCGCTGGGGCTCGACCCGACGCAGCACATCACCTTTGCGGTGCGGGCCTACCGCGTGGTGGACCCCGACATCGACGCGGCGGGCCTGCTGTTCAGCGCCTGGGTGAAGCCGTCGCTGACGGCGGAAGACCCGTACCAACCCGCGTCGAGCGTGGCCTTTGCGGGTGACGTGACGGGCACGGTGGCCGGCATACCCGCTGCCAACGTGAACGTGTGGTCGGCGGTGACCGGCGCGGGCAAGCCCGCAAGCTACGCGACCGTGGGCAAATCGCTGGGCCTGCCGTTCGAGTCGTGGAACCTGAACGGGCAGACGATCGTTGCCCTGGGCGACGGCAAGGTGGGCAGCGCCGCGCTGCGCTTGTCTGCCGGCGGCTACCCGAACCAGGGCAACTACACCGCCATCGACCGCACCAAGAAATACCGCGTTCGCTTCTGGGCACGGCCATCGGCGACGACGGTTGGCATCCTGTACTTCAGCCTGCAGCAGTTCACCGACAACGCCGGCACCACGGGCCCTGTCAACGGCGGGCGCAGCCCGTACAAGCCTAGCGGGCAAAGCCGGGACGCCCACAACACTCAGTTCGGCGGCACCGACCAGTGGGGCGAGTACAGCTACATCTGGGAGGCTGCCGACTGGCAGGCGGGTGTGCAGTTTGTGCGACCCGACTTCCTGGACAACTACTCGCTTGCGGCCGGCTACTGGGAGGTGCAGGACTTCAGCTTTGAAGAAGTGACCGAGGTGGTCGACGCCAAGACCGCTGCAGACGCGGCCATCGCGGCCGCCGGCGATGCCCAGACCGACGCCGACACTGCCAACGCGGCCATCGCCAACATCGTGAGCGACAACGTGCTGGCCAAGGGCGAGAAGGGGGCGGTGATCCTCGACTGGACCGCCATCGACAACGAGTACTCCTTCATCACTGACCAGGCCATCGCCTACGGGGTGGGCTCGGAGTTGACGAACTACATCGCCGCCAAGGGGGCGCTGGGCGCGTACCTGACATCGCTGACCCCGCCGTGGAACGACGCGACGCAGGACACCCCGATCACGGGCACCACCTTCCGCACCAAGTTCTCGGACGTGTACCTGTACCGGCAAGCGGTGCTCGATGCCATCGCAGGCATCGCCAAGACCCTGGCCGACAACGCCCAGACCGACGCCACCGCCGCAGGTGTGTTCGCCGGCCTTGCCGCCAGCGCTGCGGCCGATGCCCAGGCCGACGCGGACACCGCCAATGCCGCCATCGGCAACATCAGCTCGGACAACGTGCTGAGCAAGGGCGAGAAGGGGCAGGTGATCCTGGACTGGGCCGCCATATCGGGCGATCAATCGGGTATCGACGCGCAGGCCACGGCCTACACCATCACCACCGAGAAGACGGCCTACGACAACGCGGTGGCGGCCCTTAGCTCCTACCTGAGCGGGCTGTCGCCGGCCTGGAACGACACCGGTACCGACACCGCGATCACCGGCAGCACCTTCCGCACCAAGTTTGCCGACGTGTACACCACGCGCCAGGCGCTGCTGAACAAATTTGCCGAGGTTGCCGGCACCCGGGCCACCTGGGCCAGCGTGAGCGGCACCGGCAAGCCCGCCGACAACGCCACCGTGGGCGCGCAGTTCGGCGTGAACATCACCGGCCAGGCGGCCACCACCGACATTGCCGACAACGCGGTGACCTACACCGTGACGTATGCCGACACCGGTGGCGTGTACATCTGCCCGAGCTGCTGATCGAACTCGCCATGGCCCACATCTCAGGCACCTTCTCGAACGCCGCGGCCGGCAAGCTGACGGTGACGCTGAGCGGCACCTTCTACCAAGGCACCGGCCGCGATGCGGGGTTTCCGTCGGGCGCGAGCAACATGCTGATCAGGCCCACCGTGAATGGCAACGCCGGGCCGGCGATCGACCGCAACGCGCCCACCACCAGCTACGAGCTGGACTACCCCGGCGGCAGCGCATCGTGGGCGGTGGCCACCGACACCCTGGCCACGGTGACCAGCGGCACGGCCACCTATGGCTTCACCGAGCTGAAGATGGTGCTGGAGCTGAGGAAGAAGTGACCGACCAAGCCGCCCCCGCCGATGCTGTGGACACCTGGCACTTCTACGACCAGGCGAGCGGGCTGTTCTCGGGCGCGTGGTTCAGGGGCACGGCTGCCGAGCTGCAGGCCCAGCTGCAGCACAAGGGCCCCGGTGTGGGGGCCTGGCGTGGCGAGGTGGACTACCTGAGCCAGCGGCTGGACATGGCCACCGGCGCGCTGGTCGACTACAAGCCCGACCCGCCCTGGGACGGCACCGACCTGACGCTGTACGTGTGGTGGTGGAACGCAGCGATCAAGCGCTGGGCGTTGCGCCCGCGGCTGAAGAAGCTGAAGGCCGACAAGTGGGCCGAGATCAAAGCCGTGCGCGATGCCGCCACCGATGCCCCCTTGCCCACCGAGCACGGCACGTTCGACCACGACGCCAAGGCCAGGCAGGCCCTGCTTGAGATTGCCACCGGCGCCAGCGTGACCAGCGCCGACGTGGTGGCCACGCTGGCCGACGACACCACGGTGAGCCTGACCCCGCGACAGATGGCGGCGGTGTACGCGCTGAGCCACCACCGGGTGCAGATGCATCGCGAGACGGCCACGGCGCTGCGCGCGGAGATCGACGCGGCCGGCAACGCCGCTGCGGTGGCGGCGATCGCCTGGCCTGGCGCGCCGGGGTGAATGCGCATGGGCAGGGAGCGGCTTTCCATCGATAGCGCCACGGTGCAGCGGCGTCGATAGCATGGCCAGCCCCCACGAAACACCAAGGCACCGACGTGAACCGACTGCTCGCCATCCTGCTGCTTGGCCTGGCCCTGACGGGCTGTGGCGGGGGCGACCCGGAGACCGAAGAGCCGCAGCAGACGATCAACCCGCCCGCATGCGCCACCGACCCAAAGCCCTGCCTCTGAGGCGCACCGCAACACCTAGCCCCGCCCTGGAGCGGGGTCTGGCGCGCGTGAAGAGGCTGGTGCATCGGTTGCTTGGCGGGCCGGGATGCACGCCGACCTGGATTCACCTGGTGGTGGTTCTGGGCCGGGTGATGCGCCGGCATTCAGTCGGGCTGGCCGATCTGTTTGGTAGCGCGCCGGCCTGCGTCCAGGAACAACGCCAATTCCTGCATGCCAGGCGGCCATGCCCTGGTTTCGACAGTCTCGACCTCAAGCGGTTGGATGGGCGCCGACCCAGTTACGCCACAGGCAGTGCACGTGGCTTGTACCGCCGCCAACTGGATGCTGTGCTTGCGGTCCGACAACTTGACCCGTGCCCCGCAAAGCGGGCAAGGGATCGGGCTGTCTATCGGAAACATCGCCAAGGCCTGATCACCGCTTGAGCACCGTCAGCAGCGCCAGCTGCTTGTCAGGGCCCATGGCATCGAACAGCGCCAGCAGCATGCGGTGAGCGTCGCTGACCGGGCGCTGGCGCGGCAGCTCGGCAGCCTGCGACGGGGCCGGCCCCCCACTGCCTGTGTGAACCACCGATGAGACGTGATCCACGTCAAGGCTGTCCTTCAGCCGGCGCGTGATCTCCGCGCTCAACGTGCGGCCATTGATCCCTGCTTCTCGTTCAAGCGCCGCGCGCAGTTCCGGTTGCAACCGGATGCTGAACGGTGGCAGATCCCGAAGCTTTGTGTTCTCCATGAATACAAATGTAGCGGCAGGGTATTGCACGGCGTGTAGTACGCGAGTACTATTGAACTACACCAACTGCACTACAGAGACCGCTGCCATGAAGAAGCAATACGACCGCCCTGTGCTCGCGCGGATGCCTGAGCCGCTGATCAAGAGACTCGACGCCGCTGCACGTCGCGCAGGGCGCTCACGCAGCGAGGAGTTGCGGTTGCGGCTTGAGGAGAGCCTGTCACGCGCGAAGGCAGTGACGGCAACGATCACGACCAGCGTTTCTGCTGTGCCCTGACCTGACGCGGCAGTTTGCCGCGCACTGTCGTCATCACGTACTATGCACAAACTGCGCTTTTCCGTGACTACGCGCGGCATTAAACCCACTGAATTGAGATCGACATGAGCAACCCGAATTCGAGCAGCGCTGTCACGCTGCAGTTCCAAGACACCGAGTTCAACGTCATTGACCTGCATGGTCAACCGTGGCTGAGGGGTCACCAGATTGGTGACGCCTTGGGGTACCAAAACACGCGGCAGGACATGCAGAAGCTCTACGACCGCAACTCCGCCGAGTTCTCCGACGTCATGACGCAGGTGGTCGATCTGCCCACCGCCGGCGGCCGGCAGCAGGTGCGCATCTTCAGCCTGCGCGGCGCCCATCTGCTGGGCATGCTGGCGCGCACCGCCGTGGCCGCAGCCTTCCGCCGCTGGGTGCTCGATGTGCTGGATGGCGTGGACGTGCCCCAGCAGATGAAGCCACTGAGCCACGCGATCCGGCTGGCCTACATGAAGGAATGCCGGCTGATCGCCCGCGAGCTGGGGACGCTGGGCAGCAGCTCGGCGCGCAGCTATGCCGAGCAGCTGTACGCGCAGCTGCGCCAGCTGTGCCGCTGGGTGGGCTTGCCGGTGCAGCCGCTGGTCGGCCTGTGCCCGGGCTTGCGGCAGATGGCCCTGACTGACGGCGGTGGTGGCACGGCCTGACATGCCGCCACTGTGCCGGGCCCCCGCGCCCGGCACCAATGACCACCGCACCAGGAGCCCACCCGTGGGAAAGAAGTACGCACTGCAGCGCCAGCGTGCTGGCGACGTGTTCGAGGCCTTCCGCCAGGCCGTGATGTTGTCGGGCGACGTGCCCGCGCTGGCCGCCCGCATGGGGCTGCGCACCGGCACGCTCTACAACAAGGCCGAGGCCGGCGACGACACGCACAACCAGCCCACCCTGCGCGACGTGGTGCTGGTGACCGAGATCACCGGTGACCTGCGCATCGTGGAGGCCCTGGCCGGCACCTTCGGGCGGGTGACCTTCGACACCACCGACCGCGCCACGGCCACCGACGAGGAACTGCTCACCCTGCTGGCCGACATGGGCCAGCAGGCGGGCGAGTTCCACGGCGCGCTGGCCACCGGGCTGCGCGCGAAGCGTTTCAGCCGCCAGGAGATGGGCCACATCCACGGCGAGGCGATGGACGTGGTGGCCGCGCTGATGACGGTGCTGCACCGGCTGGAGGACTACGTCGATGACGACCAACAAACCGCCCGGCGCGCCTGAGGGCGCCCCTGTGGCCCTGGTGGCCCTGGCGCCCCCGCTGCCGGCCGCGCCGCTGCCGGTGACGCAGCGCCGCATCGTGCACGGCCTGCAGCCGGGGCAGGGCATCGGCGGGCCCGCCGTGGCAGCGCGGCTGTTGGCCTGCTTCGGGAGCGCGCTGATCGACTTCAAACGCCAGAAGGAGGCCGCCCATGCCGCAGCACAACGTGAGCTGGCCGCCGCGGCGCGCGCCGGTGCCCAGCCAGCAGCAGGCCCTGCCGCTGGAGCCCAGCGCGGACGAGGTGCTGGCCGAGGTGCAGCGCATCTGGCAGGCACGGCCGTTTTTCAGGCGGCGGTTCAGGAGCTTGGACGAGCTGCTGGCCGACCCACAACGCCGGCACGTGCTGACGGTGTGCGCCCGCCAGGCCTGGCTGGCCCGCGTGCGGGCGGCAGCGGCGCGGACGAGGTAGGCCCCGCGCCATGAGGGCCGGTGCGTGGGGCGGGGCCGTGCTGTGGGCCGCCATCTACCTGGGCCTGTGTGCGTTTCTGGATGCCGACGAGGCACGACAAGGAGAAGACCATGGACATGCTGAAGCGATTCTTGAACGAGACGGAGCAGCGCGCGCTGCTGCGGGCCGCGCGGCAGAGCAGCGACCCGCTGGCGCAGCGCGACTACCACTGGATGCGGCTGATGATCGAGACTGGGGCACGCGTCTCTGAGCTGGCCAGCTTTACCGCCGCGCAGGCCGAGGCCGCGCTGGCCAGCGGCTGGCTGGTGGTGGCGCCCGCCCAGCGCAAGGCCAACAGCCAGGGCAAGCGCCGCGGCCATGAGTACCTGGTGACCGAGCCGGTGCGCACCAGCCTGCTGGCCCTGCTGGCCCTGCAGCGCGAGGAGAGCGCTGCGCTGGAGCCCGACGCGCCGGTGCCGCTGATCTGGGGGCGCGACGGCAAGGCGTTGAGCGTGCGCAGCTACCAGGTGCGCATCAAGGCCTGGGCGCAGGCGGGCGGGCTGGCCGGTGGGGTGAGCCCGCACTGGCTGCGGCACACGCGGGGGGTGAACATCATCAACCGCAGCCGGGCGGCCAACCCGATGAAGGTGGCGCAGCTGGCGCTGGGCCATGTGTCGGCGGCCAGCACGGCGATCTACACGCAGCTGGCGCGCGACGAGTACGTGCAGGCGCTGCAGGCCACCGCCGGTGGGCGCATGCCCAAGAAGGCCGCCCGCCGCGCGGCGGGTGTGGTCGCCGAGGTGACAGGCACCCATGAGGTGGCGCCATGCTGAGCACCGACCGCACCCGGCTGGAGGCGCTGATCGCGCTGTGGAACGTGGCGCAGAACGACACCGGCCAGTCGGGGGTGTGCGCCCGGCTGCTGCTGGGGCTGTACAACGGCCGGCGCTTCCCCTTCGACCTGACGGAGCTGCGGCGGCTGGATTCAGCGCTGCTGCGCGCGGCCTTCGACGTGCTGGCCATGGACGCCAACCTCAACTGGCCCGAGGTGCACGAGGTGCTGAACCGGGCCTTCGGGCGCCGCGACTTCGGCCACCGGCTGGAGCACATGGCGCATTCGTGGCGGCTGAAGGGCGCGTGCACGCGGGCCAATCTGCCCACCGAGGGCGCTGGCCAGATGCTGCTGAAGGGCCTGCCCGAGCCGGTGGCGGCACCGGCGCAGGCGGCAATGCAGGCGGTGCGGCCATGAGCTGGCGCGTGACGCACCGCGACGCGGCCGGCCGGCGCCACCAGGTGGAGCTGCACCACTGCAGCCGGCTGGCCGCCGAGCTGCTGGCCGAGGCGATGTACGGGCCGGCGCTGTCGCTGGCGCTGATCTGCCTGGACCGGAGGGCCGCGTGATGGGCAACCCCTGCGCAGCGGCGCTGACCAAGCGCCTGGCCGAGCATGGCGGCTGGATGGGCCGCACCGAACTGACCGCCGGCCTGCGCTGGGGCGATGCGGTGCTGGACGACGAGCTGGCCGACCTGGTGGTGGCCGGCACGGTGATGTTCAACGCCCGGGGCCGCGAGTACCGGCTGGGCGGCACGCTGTGGGCCCGCCGCGCGATGCGCGACCTGGTGCGCCGTGGCGTGCGCCGCGCCGCGGTGATGGGCCAGAGCACCGACCGCAAGCACGCCCATGTGGGCCTGGCGCAGCGCGTGGACAGCGCCGACGGCACCGAGCAGCTGGTGATGGCCGAGCTGCAGGCCGACTACGGCGACATCGACTCGGTGGCCAGGCTGGCCGGCTGCGTGGCGAGCTGGGCGCAGCAATGAACCCGACCGACCCACGCCCGACAGACACGAGCGCCTGCCTGCAGGCGATGGAGCAGAGCATGCAGATCTACGAGGTGGCACCGCTGCGCAGTAAGGCGCTGGCGCTTCTGTGGCAGCACCGCTGCACGCATGTGACCACCGGCGCGCTGGCGGTGGCGCTGGCGGTGCCGTTCTGGGTGGCCGATGTGGTGCTGGACGCGATGCAGGAGGGCGGCGACGCGATGTTCTGCGGTGAGGGCTGGCGCCTGAGCTGCAGCGCGGACGTGGCGCTGGCGCTGTCGCTGCCGGCATCGGCGCGGGCGGCCGGGGGCCGGTGATGCAGCCGCCGGACGCGAATGGCCAGCGCTACCGGTGCCGGGCCGTGGGCTGCCAGCACGTGGTGCTGCGCAGCCACCTGATGTGCAACGGCCACTGGCGCATGGTGCCAGTGGGGCTGCGCCGCGAGGTGTACGCGGCGTGGAAGGTGCTGCGCCGGTCGCCCTGCCTGCACAACAGCCGGGCCTACCTGAAGGTGGTGGGGCAGGCCGTTGACGCGGTGGAGGCCAAGCAGCTGGTGCGGCTGGCCCACGCGAGCGACAGCACTCCGCAGCTGTTCTGAGCGCTGCACCGAACAACAACCCGACCGCCACCAGGCGGCGCTGACCGCACCAACCCCTTCATGAGCACCAACAGACCATCACTCGCCGACGAAATCAACGGGCGGGTGGATTGCGAGGACCTGGCGATCCGCCTGGGCCTGGAGCGCCCGGGCGACCGGGGCAACTTCAAGAGCCCGCACCACGCCGACAAGATGCCCTCGCTGAGCACCTACAAGAAGGACGGGCGCAGCTACTTCAAGGACTTCAGCCAGGACACCGGCGGCGGCCCGGTGGACCTGTACATGCACGTGCAGGGCTGCGACTTCCGCGAGGCGGTGCGCGCACTGGGCGACATGTACCGCATCGCGGTGGTCGACCCGAAGCTGCCCGGCGAGCGGCGCGAGCGCACCAAGGTGGAGTGGATCGCCGACAACTGCACGGCCAACCTGAAGGACGCCACCAAGCGCGCGGCGCTGGTGGACTACCTGACGGGGCGGGGGATCAGCGAGAAGGCGATCACCCATGCGATCGACCGCGGCACGCTGGGGATCAACGACTACGTGAACCCGAAATTTGCCGTCGGCGAGATCAACCACGGCGGGCTGGCGGTGGCCAGCATCGTGCGCACGAGCGATGCGGGCAACGTGGTGGCGGTGGACATGCGCTACATCGACGCCGATGCCAACGGCGGCATGAAGACGCAGAGCCAGGGCGAGAAGGTGGGCGCGCCCTGGTGCAGCGACTGGCGGCGGTTTGCGGCGGCCAAGCGGGTGTTCGTGGTGGAGAGCGCGATCAATGCGCTGAGCGTGGACACCTGCGCGCTGCCGCACACCGCGGCCGTGGCGGTGCGGGGCACGGGCAGCGTGGCGGGCATGGACTGGCGGTTGTTCATCGGCAAGCAGGTGATCCTGGCCTTCGACAACGACAAGCCGATCGAGCACGGCCCCAAGGCGGGCTATTGCGCCGGGCTGGTGGCGGCCTGGGCCGCGCACGAGGGGCTGATGGGCCTGGATGTGCCGGCCCTGATGGTGGACATGGACGACTGGCTGGACGACGACAAGGAGCCGATCAACGACCTGAACGACTACCTGCAGGCGCACGGGCCCGAGCGGTTGGGCAACGCGATCCAGAAGCTCGAGCAGTGGCTGATCCCCGGCATGCCGGGCAAGGAGCACAAGGGCAAGCCGCGGATCTGGCTGCCCTTCCATGACAACCAGGTGTACTGGCGCTTCAGGGTGCGGCCCGACTTCACCAGCTACGTGGAGAAGTACGAAAGCCCCAAGCCCGGTGACGACGACGATGGCAAGGACGGCGCCCGGGAGAAGCTGACGCTGGGCAATGTGTGCGGCTTTCGCGTGGCGGGGGTGAGCCGGGTGACGATTGCCAGCCCCACCAGCACCATGACGGGCGACAAGGACACGAGCCCGCACACGATCTTTGCGGTGAGCGTGCAGGTGCCGCGCTACGGCAGCCGGCTGCTGCGCAAGGTGGTGTCCGACGAGCAGCTGCACAACGTGGAGCACTGGAAGAAGCTGGGGCCGGTGTTCAGCCCGCAGAACTTCAGCCGGATGATCAACATCATGGAGCGCGCGGCCGACATCGGGGCGCGCGACGCGGTGAATTTTGTGGGGCTGGCCTGGCGCAACGGGCGGCCGGTGGTCAACGAGGGGCCCGACTGCTACTTCACCGACCCGGCGCAGCAGTGCCCGTACAACGCGCTGACGTTCCCCTCGGGGCCGCGCAGCTCGGCGCGCGAGGTGGTGACGGCCTACCAGGCCACGTTTGCCGAGAACGGGGCGCTGCAGATGCTGGTGTGGGCGCTGGGCGCGCACCTGAAGGCCTTCCTGGGCTTCTGGCCGCACTTCGTGATGCAGGCCGACAAGGGGGTGGGCAAGGACACGGTGCTCAAGCGGCTGGAGCGCACGATCGGCATGACGGTGTTCAGCCGCCAGAGCATGCAGACGGAGTTCCGCATCCTGACGAGCGTGAGCTACACCAGCCACCCGGTGGGCTGGGGCGAGCTGAGCGCGAACAAGCAGGACCTGATCAACAAGGCAGTGAACAACCTGCAGGAGGCCTACCAGTACAGCCACACGCGGCGCGGCGCTGAGCTGAAGGACTTCTTGATCTGCGCGCCGGTGCTGCTGGCCGGCGAGGACGTGCCGGTGGCCACGCTGCAGGGCAAGCTGGTGCGCAACCACCTGAGCAAGGCGATGCGCGGGCCGCTGATGCCGGAGGACCTGCCGGTGTTTCCGGTACGGCAGTGGCTGGAGTTTCTGGCCGGGCTGCCAAAGGCGCGGGTGCAGGAGCTGCACGCCAAGTGCATCGCCGAGCTGCAGACCAGCTGCGCGGCCAAGGAGGACGACGCCGGCGCGGTGCGCATCCTGACCAACTACGCGGCGGTGCGCGCGGCCTGGGTGCTGCTGTGCGAGTTTGCCGACATCGACCTGAGCCAGGGCGGCTTCATCCGCGACCTGACGGCGCAGATGAACGCGCACATCACCGAGAGCAAGGGCGACCGCCAGCCATGGGTGTGGATCGTGGACCTGCTGCTGAGCGAGATCTCGCGCGGCACGTTCAGGCACCCGTTCCTGTTCGACGAGACGGCCGAGGGCGAGCCCTTCCTGGCAGTGCGCACCAGCCACGTGATGGACCACATGGCGCGCGAGCACAGCCTGCGCGAGTTCTGGGACGCGCTGCCGGTCAAGAGCGACCGGGTGTTCAAGCGCGCCCTGCAGACGGCCAACGTGCTGGCCGAGGACGACATCGAGCGCACCTGCAACGGCAGGCGCGTGGCGCACATGGTGGGCCTGAGCCTGCCGGCGCTGGAGCAGTACGGGCTGAGTGCGGCGCGCCCGGTTGACAAGACGCCGATCTGACGACGAGACGAGGACGAAATGAGAACCCAGTTACTACCTGTTGAGTTCCACGGTGACACCGTGGTGTTGGCCGACTTTGAGGGGCAACCCTATGTCGTTATGCGTACCGTGGTGGCCAATTTAGGCCTGTCCTGGCAGCCGCAGCACATCAAGTTGATGGAGAAATTCGGGTCAACCGTCACGGAAATCGTGACGGTTGCAGAGGATGGAAAGCTGCGCTCCATGGTCTGCCTTCCCCTGCGCAAGCTCCCGGCCTGGCTTTACACGCTGCAACCGAACAAGGTGAAGCCCGAGCTGCGCGACAAGATGATGCGCTACCAGGAAGAGTGCGAGGAGGCGCTTTACCGACACTGGACCACCGACAGCGCCAGTTCGGCCGGTAGTGCTGACACCGGCAAGCTGGCGTGGATCAAGGAGCGCAACCGCGTGCTGGCCCAGCTGGGCGATGCGAAGCACCCCAGCATCGCCCGCGCCATGTGGCAGAGCCTCAAGCGCATCGACGAGGCGCTGGGCATGGACACGGCTGCCGCTGAAGGGCTGGCGCCCATCCTGCAGCAGAAGCCCCTGCCGGGCATGGGCGATGGGGCGTGATCATGAAAACCCCATCGCTTGACACTGCGCCTTTCGCGCGTCTACAGTCGCGGCATCCCTGCTCATCAGGGATCGGGTTTTGCAGCCCGAAGCACCGCTGCAGCGAGAGCCGCAGCCACCGCACAGGTACTGCGGCTTTTTCGTTCGCGCCCCCTTTATGGCGGCTCGGCGGGAGGGCGCAAGCCCTGCCGGTTCGCGCAAGCGGTGCCCGGTCTGCAAACCCGTCGAGCCGCCGCCATCGTTTTGCAGCCATGGCGTCGGTTGTTGTAGACCGCACCGCTTGGAGGCCAACCATGGCTGACACCACCGCACCCGAGGCGCAGCAACTGCGCCCGTTCGCCCCCACCTGGGCCGCGATCGGCCCGACCGTCGACGAGATCGACGCCGACATGCACGACGCGCACCGCGCGCTGCAGGCCCTGGTCGGGCTGCTGGCCGGCGCCGACGACACCCACCCGATCAAGCCGCACGACCTGCGCGCGCTGCTGCTGCCCATCGCCGACAACGTGGCGCAGGCGTTCGAGGCCCTGGCGCTGCTGCAGGGCACCGAGCAGGAAGGGAGCCTGCAATGAACGACCTCGCCACCACAGCAGCGGCGCAGGCCGCCTTGTCCATCTGCAGCCTCAGCCTGAAGGGCTGCCCATTCTGCGGCGCTGCGCCATTTGTGCTAGAGCGCGAGCCGGTCGACCTCACGAACAGCCACTACTTCGCCATGTGCGAGGGCAAGGAATGCCGGGCCATGCCCGAGGTGTCCGGCGCCACCTTGCAAGACCTGGAGCAAGCCTGGAACAGCCGCGCTGCGGCGGATGGCGACGACCCAGCCGACCGCGACGACGGCCCCAAGGACAGCACCCGGCTGAACTGGCTGGAGGCGCAGGCCCAGTTGACGATCTACGAGTGGTACCCGGCCGAGCCCGGCGCGGCCGCGGTGTTCGATCTGCAGGACGTGGACGGCGAGACGATCGGCACGGGCGCCGACCTGCGCGCCGCGATCGACGATGCGATGCGGGGGGCGTCATGAACAAGCGCGACCAGGTGAACGCGGTGGCGCTGAACCTGCAGCGGGTGATGAGCGCGATCAGCGCCGCCTTCGATGCGCTGGTGGGCCGCGGGCAGCACAACATCATCCTGGTGGTGGGTGCGGGCGACGTGGCGCAGTACGCATCGAACGTGCCGCGCGATGCGGGCGTGGCCACCCTGCAGGATCTGCTGGCCCGGTGGAAGGTGGGGCTGCCAGACACGCTGCCGGGCGAGACGACGCCGGCCGACATCCGCCCCTTCGAGTACCTGCTGAACGCGATGGAGGCCTCGGCGCGAGCCGCAGACCCGGCGGCGGCCAACTACGCCGCCAACCGCGCCGAGGTGCTGGCCTACGTGGGCGAGCTGCTGGCCAAGAGCCGGAGGACTGCCGCATGAACGCCGCCGCCAAGACCGTGGTGCCGGCGCGCAAGCTGGCATCGAAGCCGGTGAAGATGGAGCTGAACAACAGCGGATCGTGGAAGACGGTGGCCCGCTTCGACGCGGCCGACGAGCACCAGGCCGACCCGGCGATGCAGGCCGCCGAGCTGCTGCACCAGGTGAACCCCGGCTACAGCTGGCGCATCGCCACCGACGAGCCGCTGCCGCTGGTGCTGATGCGCCTGGACGACAAGGCCGCGCAGTGGAGGGCCGCCTCGTGAAGCGCCGCTACTGGACCGACGAGGACGTAGCGGTGCTGCGGGCCACCTATGCCCACTGCAACACCGCCAACATCGCCAGAACGCTGGGCCGTGAGCCGGCGCACATACAGGCCAAGGCGAACGCGCTGGGGTTGAAGAAGTCGCGCGAGTTGATCGCTGCCGAGGCGTTGGCCAACAGCCAGGCGCCGGGGCACGGCTTCAAGCTGCACCAGTTCCGCAAGGGGCAGGTGCCCTTGAACAAGGGCGTGAAGGGCTGGGACTCCGGCGGGCGCAGCCACGCGACGCGCTTCAAGGCCGGCGAGCGGCCGCACACCTGGATGCCGATCGGCAGCTACCGCCTGAACAAGGGCGACGGCAACCTGGAGCGCAAGGTCAATGACCTGCCGGGTGCCAACCACATCCGCTGGAAGCCGGTGCATCGGCTGGTGTGGGAGGCCGTGCATGGCCCGGTGCCCGATGGGCAGCGGGTGGTGTTCAAGCCGGGGCGGCACAGCGTGCAGCTGGATCTGATCACGCTGGACGCCGTGGAGTTGGTGGACATGGCCGAGCTGATGCGCCGCAACAGCGTGCACCGCCTGCCGCCCGAGTTTGCCGAGCTGGCCCGCCTGCGCGGGCTGCTGGTTCGCGCCATCAACCGCAAGGCCAGGGAGGCCGCAGCATCATGAGCAGCAACAACTACGGCATCGACGATCTGCGCCGGCGCCTGTTCGAGACGATCGACGGGGTGAAGTCGGGCGCGGTGAGCCTGGACCAGGCGCGGCAGGTGAGCGAGCTGGCGCAGGTGATCGTGAACACGGCCAAGGTGGAGGTGGACTACGTGCGGGCCACCGACGCGGCACAGAGGTCGACGTTCCTGGAACAGAAGCCTCAGGCGCCGGCCTTGCCAGACGGGGTGAGCGAGGCGCAGGCGGTGCCGGGCAACGGGATCGTGGGCATCGTGCGCCACACGTTGAGGGGCTGATGCCATGAAACGAGGCATCAACACCATCGACGATCTGCTGGCGCGGTCGATCGTGGACCCGGTGACGCACTGCTGGCACTGGCAGGCGGCCAAGATCGACGGCCGCCCGCGCATCTGGACGGCCGACCTGGACATGATGGACAAACGGGTGCTGTCGGGGCCGCGGGCGGTTTGGTACATCGCGCACGGCAGCAGGCTGTTCTCGCTGCGCGCCTACATGGGCTGCTGGACGCGCGACTGCGTGTGCCCCGTGCATGTGCGGCGGGGAACGCAGTTGCAGGTGAACGCTGCAACAAGCCGCGCCGGGTTGCTGGCCCGGCCCCCTGGCAGCTGCGACGCGCACTTGGCGAAAGCGCGCATCAAGGCGGGCCACGTGGATACGCCACACGACGTCGTGGCGGCGGTGCGGGCAGCGGCGGGCACGGGCACGGGCGTGGAGCTGGCCAAGCGATTCGGCGTGACCAAGAGCGTGGCATGCCGGATCCTGCGTGGCCAGACCTACAAGAACGTGGGGGTGGCGTGATGGCCGGCAAGAAGAACCTGGTGCGCCATCTGCTGATCGGCCGGCGGGTGCGCTGGCAAGGCCAGCTGTGGCTGGTGACGGGCGCGCATCGGCCCCAACCTCGCGGCACGGCATTTGCCTTCAGGCTGATGGGCCTGACTTGTGCCACGGCGGGCACCGAGCGTTGGACGGGGCTGCGCCCTGGGTTCGAGGCGATCGAGGGCGACGGCCCGCCAGCGCTGCGCGAGCGGCTGGCGCTGCTGGTGGCGATGGTGAAGCGCTGCGGGCCCGACGTGCAGTACGACGACCGCGCCACGGACAGCGAGTGGGACGAAGCACTGGCCGGCGCGGAGGCCGCGCTGGCCGCCGGCGCGCGGCTGGAGGAGGTGGCATGCGCACGCTGAGCATCCGCCAGCCCTGGGCCTGGCTGATCGTGCACGGGCACAAGGACGTGGAGAACCGCGAGTGGTCCACCGACTACCGCGGACCGCTGCTGATCCACGCCAGCAAGACGCTGGCCAAGGGCGAGTACCGCGCGCAGGCCGATGCGGTGTACCAGGAGACGGGCATCCTGGTGCCCGAGCTCGAGGTGGTGGAGCTGGGCGGCATCGTGGGCATGGCCACGCTGGTGGACTGCGCGGCCGACAGCGAATCGCGCTGGTACACGGGTGCGGTGGCCTGGCTGCTGCGCGATGCACGCGTGCTGCCCTTCCATGCCTGCAAGGGGGCGCTGCAGCTGTTCCACACGCCGCTGGCCGACCTGGGGCTGCGGGATGTGGACTTTCCGATGGGGTACCGGTCTGGTGGCCCCCGCCCCGCACCATGAGCTGGACCGACGACAGCGCTGAATGGCTACAGGTGCAGATCAAGGCCCACCCCGAGATGACGCGCGCCGAGCTGCGGCGCTGGTGCTCGAAGAACTACCCATGGGGCATGCGGTCTGGCTGGGCCTACAAGGCTTGGTTGAAGGCGCTGCGCAGCTACTTCAAGCCCCAGGCCATGCGGCCTGTGCGGGCCGGCAGGAAGGAGCCGTCACCGGCAGAACTCGAATCACGTGGGCAGCTGAGGCTGATTGACTGATGGCCGCCACCGCATCACCCTGGGATGCCCTGCTGCGCAATCGCCGGCCGATCAGGCTGTGTAGCGGCGATGCGGCCGTGGCGCTGGACGAGGCCCGGCCAGGCACCAAGCTGGCCGCGTTGCTGGCTGCCCTGCAGGAGCTGGGCACCCCGTCGACGCTGGCCCTGGCCCTGCAGGCAGACCTGGAGCCGAGGCAGGTGTGGGGCTTGTTGAAGGCCCCGCGGGCCGATGGGCGGGTGCGCTTCGACGCTGGTCGCTGGGAACTGGTGCCCGACTTCCCGGGCGCCGCAGTTGCGCGGGCTGTCGCACTGCTGCGGGCCAATGGCTGGCGAGTGATTCCGCCTGGCGCTGTATGAGCAGGACACGCAGGACCACGATGCTGGCCCCGATCGAATGGCCGCGCGCCGACCCGCAGGCGCTGGCCAGCTTCGACCCCCGCAGCAAGTGCTGCACGATGAACTGCGGACCAAGCGCTGACGACCCGCGAAGCGCAGCCGAGAGGCTGCTTCTGTGCGGAGACTGCGTGCTGAACGAACCGACTGGAGACCAGATGGACACAGGCCCGATTGCGACCGAACTGCGCAACACCGCCGCCAAGGTAAAGCAAGTGGAAGTGCAGAGCAGTGATGACTTTGACCTGCTGCGCGACGCCGGCGACCTGCTGCGCGTGCTGGCCAACTTGATGGACGGAAAGCCGCCGATCAAGGCCTTTGGGCCGCCCGGTGATTGGGGCTATGAGACCGAGCTTGGCAAGGCGGTGATTGCCCTGCGCGCTGGAACGTGCGTCGGCGCCGCTGACCGGCCTGTGCAACCTGTATGGCCTGAGGCGGCCGCGGCGCAGCGCCAGCCGTGGACGCGGGATGCCGAGGATCGTGTGAACGACTTGCTTGGCCAGCTGGCCACGAAAGAGCTCGATCAACAGCGCACCACCGAGCGGTTGGCGGATGCGTTGTTCGTGCTGGGCATGGTGGACAAGAACAACCGCATCGACGCCGGTGAGAAGGGCAAGGCATGGAACGGAACGTTCGTGGAGGACGAGGTGCGCCGAGTGCTGGCAGGGGGTTCCCACCCATGACGCTGCCGTGCGATGACTCGCTGGACTGGCTGGACGACCTGGATCCTGGCCTGGACCCTTGCTACAGCCATGTGTTCCTGTACCGCGGCTATGACCTCACGGCCGCAGGGATTTGGGAGCACGACATTGCCCCGTGTCTGCTGTGCGCGCCGTTGCCGGCCGACCGAGACCCGGCGGTGATCTTGACCGACGAGACGCTGCACTGGGGGCGGCTGATCCACTTCGTGTGCTGCGGCAACTGTGGCACGCGAGGGCCATGGGCGGACAGCGAAAGCCAGGCGCTGCAGCTGTGGAACGCGGCCCACAAGCAGCACAACGTTTGAGCTGCGAGAAGGACTGAGCATGCGACTGCTGGATGAACTGATAACCGCTGCGGTGAGCCTGGCTGGCGGCGACGCTGTAAGCCACGGCGCACGACTTTGGCAAGGCGGGGGAGGCCGGGCCTGCCCGCTTGGCTGGGGTGGGTGCTCGCAGCCGGTGTACGTCGACGCAAAGACCGGCGAGTACGACTACGGCCGGCCTGGCGGTCCCGGGCATGAGGACTGCGTTCGGAACTGCCATCACGGCATGAACCCGCCAACGGCCGATGAGATTGAAGGATGGCCCGCCTGAAAGCGCCCAACAAGAGTTCGATGCCCCGTGCAGGCTCTGCGCACAAGGATTGAGCATGCCCATCAAGCCCGAGAACCGCACCCGCTATCCGGCCAACTGGAAGCAGATTCGTCAACGCATCCTGCTGCGAGCCAACTACCGCTGTGAACACACGGGATGTAGAGCTCAGCATGGTGTCACCGGCTACTGGCACGGCGGCCGCTTCGTGCCGATGCCTGATGCACTGTGGCGCGCCGGAGCGAAGGTGGGGCACGTGATCGGCTGCGCGGATGGAGGCACGATAAGAATCATCAAGATCGTGCTGACGATCGCGCACCTGGACCACCAGCCCGAGAACTGCGCCGACGACAACCTGTGCGCCTGGTGCCAGCGGCACCACTTGGCCTATGACGCCGAGCACCACCGGCTGACGGCCGCGGCCACGCGCAGGGCCCGGGCCAACACGCTGGAGTTGTTCTAATGGGCAGGCCACGCAAGACTGCCTGCCGCTGCGGGCATCACTTATCAACCCGACCTGCTGTGGACGGCCAACCTTGATAAACCGGGTAGGCCGGCGCGATCACTCCGCTGTCGCGTGTGTCCGGTGCGCCTTGCGGCTACCACTGCGCCGGCCTGCTTTTCAGTGTGCATTGGGTCGGGGGCGGTGGGCCATCCCCCTTTAAGGTGGATGCCGGCTGCCACACCAGAACTGATAGGGCCACGGGCGGGGCCGGGAAAGCTCCCCCTTTTGGGGGGCATTTGTGGGCCCCACTGAAGGGGGGTTCTGTCTCCCCCAGATGGGTTCCTGTCACCCCTTACAGGTTGGCGTTTTACCCCCTGATCACGGGGCTATACCCGACTGCGTACCCCCCTAGACTGAACTCACACCCTGGCGGGAACGCTGCCGCGACAGGGTGGTGAGGGAGTGCAAGAGAGTGAGCAAAGTACCTGTGTTGCCGGTGGGACTGGAGCTGCCGGTGTTCCAAGAGCTGGACGCCAGCCTGAGCACCTCGGCCTTGGGAATGGAGGCCTTGATGGACTTGATGGCCAGCGCACCGGCCGAGCACCGCGTGCGCACCGTGGCATTGCGTGCGTTGATGCTGACGGTGAGCGACCAGCTGGTCCAGGCCAGCCAGGCCCTGCGCCTGGCGCAGGCTGCTGACGGCGGGTAGACGCTTGCCATTTGGCCATTTGGCCCGGGCGCCCGGCCCGCGCTACACCCCTGCAAGCGTCCGCCGTTGCAGCACATGCTGCTGGCACGATGCGCAAGGATTGGTCAAAAAAGCTGGACGCTGTCACCTTCCGGTGTGGTGTGTGCCGCCACACCTGGGAGGAGCCGCCCGACCTGGTGGAGCCCGACGACGATGCCGAGCATCACCCGTGGGCCTACTTCGGCAACTGCCCCATGTGCGAAGCCCGGCACCAGCCGCAGGCGCCGTGGGAGCGCGCGCTGCTGAAAGCGCACCAGATGAGCACCGGCCCCCGCACCCCCGAGGGCAAGGTGGCGACTGCATCTAACCTGGACGGCCACCCCACGCCAGAGGAGGCGCTGCGCACGCGCTTCAACGGCATGAAGCACGGACTGAATGCGCGCACGGCCACTTACTTTCCAGCCAAGCCGGATGGCTATGCCTTCTGCAAGAGCTGTGACGTCGACCGCTACTGGTGCAGCGAGCAGCCGGCGTGCGTGAAGCAGACGGAGATCTTCATGCTGCACCACGCGGCGTTCGAGCAGCGCGACCCGAAGGCGCTGAGCCGCATCCACGGTGACTTGCATGCCGCCTTGGTGGCCAGCCTGCAGATGTGCCTGCAGACGGTGCTGGGCGACGGCGTGGTGATCAAGGTGCCGAAGGTGCAGCTGGACAAGGACGGCAAGTCGGTGACTCTGGAGTGGGAGGACAAGGAGGGCAACCGCCACCCGGTGCTGGAGTACATGGCCAACCCGGTGTTCAAGCCCATCGCCGACCTGGTGACGCGCCTGGGCCTGAGCTTGAGCGAGCTGGGCATGACGGTGAAGTCGTCGGAGGAGGAGGGTGCCGAGCTGCGCGGCCGCCTGGGCCTGTCGGCCAACACCGGCGAGACGCTGGACCGGTTTGCCGATCGCATGGCCGCGGCACTGGACAAGGTGCCGGCGCTGCTGCGCGATGCGGCTGCCGATTCGGCAAAGGACAAGGTGCTGCTCGAGCACGAGGCCGCCACCGGCACCGCGGTGCCGCGCGACGTGGTGGGCGGCAAGCCGGGCGTGCGGCGATGAGGGTGTCAGCCGCCGATCGGGTGAAGCACGCCTCGGTGGCCGAGGCGGAGATCATGCGCTTTGCCAAGCCCGACTCGCGCACCGGGCTGCGGCCGCATGTGCTGTGGCACAAGCACGTGCACAACGTGGAGCTGGACCCGATCCAGGCGCTGAAGATGCTGGAGATGGACCGGCATCGCAACACGGTGGACTTCAGCTGCCGGCGCACGGGCAAGACGTCGGTCAAGGAGATGTACAACCTGGAGCGGCTGGCGACCGAGCCGTACCAGGAGTGCGGCATCGTGGCGCCGCGCATGCAGCAGAGCCAGAACAATCTCGACTACATGCTGGAGGCGATCCGCCGCAGCCCGATGCTGAGCGCCTACGTGGCCTACAAGCAGGGCCGCCCGCAGTTGAAGGACACGGGCTTCGAGCTGGACAACCACAGCAAGGGCGGGGCGTACGGGATCATGAGCCAGATCGACGGCGACTCGATCACGATCGCCAGCCTGGAGGAGACGGACGACATGCCGCAGGAGCGGCTGATGAGCCGCTTTCTGCCGATGCTGGGCGCCGCGCGGCGCCTGGGGGTGGACGCCGGCGCGGCGAAGTTTGCGCCGGAGATCCGCATCAGCGGGGTGTTCAAGGGCGCGGGTGTGCTGCAGAGCCTGATCGCCACGGGCGAGTACCAGCCGCTGACGACGGTGGACATCCACCTGGGTTTGCGGCTGGGCATCCTGGACCCGGCGTGGGCCGAGAGCATGCGGGTGCAGCTGCCGGCCGATGAGTACATCCGCCAGTTCTTGTGCCGCAACATCCAGGCGCGCAACTGGATCTGGGAAGAGCACATCCGCAAGGCGATGGCGGTGGGCCTGGAGGCGGGGCTGCAGAGGGCGGGGCCCGTGCCCGGCGAGCGCTACAAGCGCCGCGGGCTGGTGAGCTTCGGCTATGACCACACGGGCCACGGCGAGAACCCGTCCGCATCGAAGAGCGCGCTGGTGGTGTGCGAGGTGCTGGGGCAGTGGGTGACGTTTCCGTTCGTGAAGGTGTGGGCGCCCGGGGTGAGCGATCAGGCGCTGCGGCGCGACCTGGTGGCGCTGTGGGACTACTTCCGCCCCGACTACGCGATCGGCGATGCCTACGGCGTGGGCATGCTGACGGCGGTGAATGACGACCTGTTCCGCAAGGGGCTGACGCACGTGAACCGCGAGACGGTGGACGATGGGCAGAGCACGGCCACGGCGTGGAACAAGTGGGCGTTTGCGCCGATGCGCTTCGACGGGATGACCAAGCACGTGATGGCCAGCGCGGTGCGCGAGGTGTTCCACCACGGCCGGGCGGCGATGCCCTATGTGGACACGGGCTGGGAGCTGGAGAGCGATGAGTGGCTGGCGATGGTGCGCCAGCTGGGCAACATGAAGGCGCTGCCCACGCGGGCGAGCTACAGCAGCTTTCAGATGGCTGACCAGAAGGTGGGCGATGACCTGTTCGACGCGACCTGCGCCGGGGTGTATGCGCTGCTGACGCGCGGCCTCGAGGACGCGCCGGCGGTGGTGGCCACCCGCCAGGTGGGCCGCGATGAGTTGATGGGGATGGGCGCCGGCGGTTCGGCGCTGGCCCTGCGATGACATGAGGAGGTGCCCATGGGCTACCTGAAGAGCCTGGCCGCGGCGAGCGGCGATCTGATGCGGGCCGCACTGGCGCCGCTGTACCAGCGTCCGGCGGGGGAGAGCGGATCGCGCACGCCGGCCGACGTGGCGCTGGCGCGCTGGTACCGGCAGTTCGCGGTGAGCACCGAGGTGCGCGACAAGATCCTGATCCTGCGGCAGATGGAGGCGCGCGACGGGCGGGTGAAGTCGATCCACGGGCGGATCTGTCGCGACGTGGTGCGCGGCGGCCTGGTGATGCAGTTCACCGACACGGCGAGCAGCGAAACGCTGCGCCGCGAGTGGCTGGCGTTCAAGCAGCGGCTGCAGCTGAACCGGGTGCAGAAGCTGCGCAGCGATGCACGCGGCCTGGTGGCCGAGGGCAACCTGCCGCTGCAGCTGGTGCTGGACGATCGCAACCGGGTGGTGGCCGCAGTGCGCATGCCGGCCGAGACGATCGTGCCGCTGGTCGACGCCACCGGCCGCTTTGCCGACCCGGCGCGGGCCTATGAGCAGCGCGATGTGCTGACGGGGCAGGTGATTGCCACCTTTGCGGCCTGGCAGCTGCAGATGGCGCGCTTCGACCCGCTGAGCTTCGACGACATGGGCGAGATGGGCCGGCCCTTTCTGGACGCGGTGTGCGAGACCTGGCGCAAGCTGGTGATGACGGAGGAGGATCTGGTGATCCGTCGACGCCAGCGCGCACCGGTGCGGCTGAGCCATGTGCTGGAGGGGGCAACTCCAGACGAGCTGGATGCCTACCGCAAGACGGTGGAGGGCGAGAAGGGGGAGATCACGACCGACTTCTATGCCAACCGCAAGGGGGCCGTGACGGCGGTGCAGGGTGATGCGAACCTGGGCGAGATAGCCGACGTGGTGCACCTGCTGGACAGCTTCTTTGCCGGCACGCCGGCGCCGAAGGGGCTGTTCGGCTACGTGGACGGGCTGGCGCGTGATGTGCTGGAGGACCTGAAGCGCGACTACTACGACGAGATCGACCACCTGCAGGACAGCCTGGCGTTCGAGTACGAGTGGTGCTTCCGGATCCACCTGCTGCTGCAGGGCATCGTGGCAGGGCCGGAGGAGTTCTCGCTGCGCTTCAGCGAGCGGCGCACGGAGACGCCCAACCAGGTGGCTGACCTGGCGCTGAAGCTGAGCGCGCTGGGCTTCCCGCCGCCGGTGGTGTGGACGGAGATGGGCTACGACCCGGCGCAGATCCTGAAGGCCGTGGAGGCCTGGGGCCAGCGCAGCGACCCGTACCCGATCGGGCCGCCGGCAGCAGGTGGCGGTGGGGCCGGCCTGCCGGCGCCGCGGGTGAGCGTGACGCCGGGCAATGCGCCCAAGGGCGGCAGCGCCACCTCGATCAGCGTGCCGGGCAGCAACGGCGGCCGCGGCAGGGGCGGCTGATGGCCGACCGCGCAGGCCCGGCGATCCGCCGCGCCAGCCAGCAGGCACGCAATGCGATGCAGCAGCTGGATGCTGCGACCGAGGCGGAGCTGACCCGGATCTACACCGAGGCGGCTGAGCAGGTGCGCGGGGCGATCGCGGCCGCGGGCGACGGGGCGTCGCAGGTGCGGGTCGACCAGCTGCGCGCGCTGCTGGCGCGCATCGATGCCGTGCTGGAGGTGCTGGCCAGCGCGCGCACCGAGCTGCTGGATGCGGCGATCGCCCAGGCGGCCGGGCTGGGTGTGCGCCCGTTGACGGCTGCCGGCCTGGCCGCCACCGGGCGCGAGGTGCAGGCGGTGCTGGATGGTGCGCAGGCGCTGCGGGTGGTCGACGACGCGGTGCAGTTCGTGCGGGCCTTTCGCGCGGCCGATGGCCTGGTGCTGAGCGACCGGCTGTGGCGCGTGGACCGGGGCGCCCGCGAGGCGGTGCAGCGCACGGTGGAGCAGGCGGTGGTGCAGGGATGGAGCGCGGACAAGGCGGCGCAGGACTTCATGCTGCGCGGCCAGGCCGTGCCCGACGCCACGGCGCAGGCGCAGCAGGCTTCGGCGGTGGCCAACGTGCTGCGCGGCGCTGACCACCTGGTCGACCCGAACACGGGACCGCTGGCCAGCACGCTGCGGGTGATGCGCACGGAGATCAACCGCGCGCATGGCGAGGCTTACATGGACGGCGCCGGCCGTGCGCCGGGCGTGATGGGCTTTCGGTTCCTGCTGAGCCCCCGGCACCCCCGGCCCGACATCTGCGACCTGCTGGCCAGCCAGAACCTGCACGGGCTGGGCCCGGGCGTCTACCCCGACCGCAAGCGCACGCCGTGGCCGGCCCACCCGAACACGCTGAGCTTTGTGGTGGCGGTGTTCGAGGAAGAGCTGACCGACGAGCACCGCGCTGGCCAGGAGACCACGAACCAGGCGCTGGAGCGCTTGGCGCCCGAGCTGCGCGCCGGCGTGCTGGGCCCGACGAAGGCCGGCTACTTCGACCAGGGCCTGCTGACGCGCGGCATGGTGCGCAGCCGGGTGCAGGACGTGCGCCAGCGGCTGACGCGCCAGGGCCGGATCTGAGTGCACTGTGGCCGCCAGCGCGGCCATTTCTGGACTGAGCGCGTTTCGGCCCTACGAGGCCCCCAGTGGCCGCCAGGCCACTACCCCATTGACTGCGCGCCGATAGGCGCGCCTGGCTCGATCTGGTGTGTTGGGCAGGCCGACGCGCGGGTTCCCCGTGCCCCTCCCGACCTGGTGAACGGCCGCCCGGCCCATGCCTGTCTCCCCGCACCCCACGACCCGAAAGCGCCGCCCGGCATCAGGGTTCACCCCGAAGGGCAAGGGGTCGACCATGCTGTTTTTCTGAATGGGGGAGGGCGGAGACGCGCAAAAACCCGTGGACCCGTGGATACAAAGGCCAAGAACCCAGCATTGCCTAAGGAAAATGCCCGTTTTGTATGACAGAAATCTACACAGGTCATGCGCTTTTCTCCACGGGTTCTGTCTTTTCTTCCACATCAAGGGTTTACCCGTTAATCCTCTATATCTCTCTCTAAGTTATTGATTTGAAAGAAGAAGTAGAAGAAGAGGCGTCCACAGGTTGAAGCTGGCAATCCACAGGTTGCACAAACGGTAAGCAAATGTAACCACGGGTTGTAGAGGCCATCCACGGGTTTTCCGTGGATACCGCATGGTGGTAAGTGCTTGTCAGCATTACGTTTTTGGTGGGTCTGGTTGTCCATCCACGGATCCACGGCGAAAATGCGCTACCCCCCTCGCTGCGAGACCGGCAACCACTGTGAAAATCATCAGCGACGAAGACGCGATCGATGCGTTCGTGACGCACCTGGAGTCGTCGAAGGGCCGCCGGCCACGCACCCTGGAGGCCTACCGCATGGCGCTGGCCAAGCTGCGCGAGTTTCTCGGCGAGGGGCACTCGCTGCTCACGGCGTCTGACGTCGAGCTGGAGGCCTTCAGCGGGATCTGGCTGCACAAGCGCGGCGTGGTGGCGCGCAGCCGCAAGCCCTACATCAGCGCGCTGCGCGGCTTCTTCGCCTGGGCCCAGGGCATGGGGCTGCGGCCGGATGACCCGTCGACCAGGCTGGTGCACCCGAAGACGGGCAAGCCTCTGCCCCATGCGCTGAGCCTGGCCAGCGCCGAGAAGCTGATGTGGGCGCCCGACCTGAACACCTTCTTCGGCATCCGCGATGCCGCGATGCTGGCCATGTTGATGGGCTGCGGCGTGCGGGTGGGCGGCCTGGTTAACCTGGACGAGGGCGACCTGCGCAACAGCGAGATCGAGGGGCAGATGCGCCTGGTGGTGCGGGTGACCGAGAAGGGCGAGAAGGAACGCATGCTGCCCGTGCCCAAGGAGGCCGAGATGCTGCTGCGCATCTACCTGGACCATGAGGAGCTGAAGGCCTACGACCGCGACGTGGTCGACGCGAAGGGCCGGCCCGACAAGGTGCTGTGGGTCAACTCGCGCAACACCCAGGTGCCGGCGCACGAGTGGCGTGGCGAGGCAGTGCGGATGTCGCGTGGCGCCGTGTGGCGGCTGATCCAGCGCTATGGCGAGAAGGTGGGCGTGCCGGCCGAAGAGCGGCACCCTCATGCCTTCAGGCACCTGTTCGGCGTGGAGCTGGCCGAGGACGACGTCGACCTGATCACCCGTCAGGACCTGCTGGGGCACAGTGACCCCAAGAGCACCGCGATCTACACGGCCATGAGCATGCGCCGTCGCACCCGGGTGATGG